ACCATTGGAATTAAATTGATTAACGCCAGTAGTGGTCAGCGTTGCTTCAGCCGCAGTCGAGTTTGTGTAAATCTCTTTTTGAACACCACGCACAACATCAGTTAAAACGTGCCAGTTTGCACCATTTGTTCTGTTTTTAATCCAAACAAAATCAGGTTGGAAATTTAACCCAGTAATTGTTTGAGTTGCGCCTGTGCCTGTATATGTGACTACATCAAAATAAAGGTTTGGCTTTGTTATTGTGGGCATAGTTCACCTTTGTAGTTTTTGCGTGTGTTCTGCAATTGTGTATCAGCAGTAGCCCATCTGCAATTACTTGGCTCATAGTTTCCAAATGGATTGATTCTGTCCAAACTTGTGCCCTCTGGTCTTTCACCCATGTCTGCCAAAAAGTTCTGAAAATCCATCCATCGTTCACAAACAGTCACGCCTTTTGCGCCATAAAAACGATAGTTGTTATCCAATGGGTTCAAACATCTAATCTTCATGCTAGTCCATGAATTATGCGTTGGGGTCTTAATCATCCCATGAACCTTTGAACGCAGACCAGCCAATCGACCTTGCTCTTTACGCAAGCATCCGCATGACTTGGTTACATCGTTGGTCAAGGATGCACCACGAGTAATCTTTTCATTACCGCAATCACAGACGCATTTAAACAAGGTCTGCTTGCTTGAATCAACACCCGCATACTCGACCACAGTCAATCTATGGAATTTTTGACCAACCAAATCTAATTTGTTATGTCCACCCATGATTGTTCCTTATGGCAAGTTCTGTGTGCAAAGTGCTTTGAAGCCACTTGGGGCTGTGTAGGCAAATGGGCGTTGACCAAGATTGATTGTGTAAAGATTTGTACCCGCAGAACTTACTGCTGGTTGCATCGTTAGACCAGAATAACTGCTGTATGCAGTTCCTTGACTTGTTCCGTTCTTATAAAAAGTAACTGAACCCGCATCCATATCCAATGCAATACCAATTACATCGCCAGTTGTCCATGTAGCACCATAGGCAGAACTTGAACTGTTGTTGTATTTGTTTCCATTGTTGTTGTAATAGAACCATCCATTAGCACCAAGCCATCCTTTTGTGCTTGTAGCCGCAGAAGCGTTTGCAACACCAACCATGTAAGAAGCATCGCCACCTGTTCCAACAACTTCCCAATACCATTTACCAGATGAAATAGCCATTGTTCCAAGGGCTACACCACCATTTGCTGAAACAGTAAAGTCAAGGTTTCCGTTTGATGTTGCGCTGACAGAAGTTCCATCAAGAGGGTTGATAGTGCAATAATTCCCCCGCACAGTCCCACCCGCACCAGTATCAGTTCCATACGATGTTGGTGAATCAACAAGAGAGTCATTACCCGCACCCGCAGTAACGCTGAAGTTATTAGGTGTCCAGTTGTTGCCGTTACCTGAGTAGTCTTTACCCAATGTAGCCGCTGTGGTGTTGCTGTTGTCTGAGAAGTTCAGATAGAAGCCGTTAGTGCCGTATGAGCCTGAGTAGGCTTTAGGTTGCCATACGCCTGTTTGTGCGTTTGTTTCACCGAATGATGATGGGGTGAGGGCTTGACCATCAATTAAGTTAATCTCTGTTTGATAGCCATCAAAATCATAAATAGTACCAATACCAGTACGCCCAATATAAGTTACAACATTGTTGTTGATTTGGTAGTCAGTATTCTGTGTTGGGTAAGTAGCAGTTGAAAAACTTGTTACTTGTGTTCCGTTTATATAAAGTTTTAAGCGGTCTGATGCAGTTGCTTGTGTTGTGTCCATTGCAATAACAATGTGATACCAAGCAGATGGGTCACGATAAACAGGCGTTGTATCAAGTCTAAAATTATAAGCACCCGAATAATCGTAAAGTTGAATAATATCTGTTCCATTAAGAAACTGAACACCAGTAGCGGGTGAAGAACCAGCCGCAAATAGGGTTTGTGATTGACCACTTGTTATTCTGCCTCGCTTAACCCATCCACTCCAAGTCCAAGTCTTGCGGTTGGAGGCACTCGCAGGGGTACGATTCAGATAAGCAGAATCTGCGCTGTTAAAGCGCAAACTGCGTGATATTTGATAGCCGCTAGTAGCGGTAGATGTTTTAGATGCGGCAAACATTAAAACCCCTTATGGCGTGTAGTTCTGACCAACAACGACACCATACCAGTTTGTGCCATCAGCAAAGAAACTGAGAATGTCTTGTCTGCTTGCAGTAGATGTGATTGTCGGTGCAGTACCACCAGCCCACTTAACTGTTGACCAAGTTACTGTGCGTGAGCCTGTTGCATCTTGCTTCAAGTACATGATGAAAGACTTACCACTTGTAGCCGTTGGCATGGTAATCGTTGCATTGCCTGTCAGAGTAATGATTTGAACTGTGCCGTTAGTCAATGCCAAAGTGATTGCTGTAGAACTATTAGCGGAATATGGAGTCTCTACATAGTTGGTTACTGTTGGGTTTGTCAATGATGGCGTATTGTTAAATACCAAAACACCCGAGCCAGTTTCATCGCTTACAGCCGAAATTAAATTTGCGCTTGACGGTGTGGTTAAGAATGTTGCTACACCAGTTCCAAGCCCTGATACACCAGTTGCAATAGGCAATCCTGTTGCGTTAGTCAATGTCGCGCTTGTTGGCGTACCAAGAATAGGCGTAACAAGTGTTGGTGATGTTGATAACACCGTTGACCCTGTGCCTGTAGATGTTGTAACGCCTGTACCGCCATAAATAACGGCTAAAGCGGTTGGCAACTGAATACCATCACCCGCTTGGGTTTCTTGAATTGTTGTTCCGTTAAGAACTAAAGGGTAACGAGTTGCCATATTTCACCTCAATAAACTGGAACATTGGTTGTGACTGTGCCGCCAAACTGCAAAATAGGAATGTAACCGCCGCTAATTAAAACTTGTATAACAACGGTTGCGTAATTTAAAACGGGCAAATAAGTTGCAGGGGTTGCGCCCGTTGCACCAGTTGGGCCAGTAGGCCCTGCCACGGTACTACCCGCACCAGTAGGCCCTGTTGGGCCGTTTGCACCCGTAGAACCCGTTGGCCCAATCACGCCTTGTACACCTTGAATTCCCTGTATGCCCTGCGGCCCTGTTGGGCCTACATTGCCTTGAATTCCTTGTGTGCCAGTTGGCCCTGTTGGGCCTAATGCGCCTGTTGCGCCCGTGCTACCCGTAGGGCCAGTTGGCCCGACATCACCTTGAATACCCTGTATGCCTTGCGCCCCTGTCGGCCCTGCCACGCCTTGAACGCCCTGTATGCCTTGCGGGCCTGTAGGCCCTGCAACGGTTGATGCCGCACCCGTAGGCCCTGTTACGCCTTGCGTACCCTGTGCGCCAGTTGGCCCTGTTACACCTTGGATACCTTGAATACCTTGGTCGCCTTGGATGCCTTGCGCCCCTGTCGGCCCTGCCACGCCTTGAATACCTTGTATGCCTTGTGTTCCCTGAATACCTTGCGCCCCCGTTGGGCCTGTCGGCCCGACCGCGCCTTGTGTACCCGTAGGGCCTGTTGCGCCTGTACTTCCCGTAGGCCCTGCAACCGTGCTTGCCGCGCCCGTTGGCCCTGTCGCACCAGTTGGCCCGACCACGCCGACCGATTGCAATACAACAATTAAATTGTGATTGTTTGCAAATCCCGTTGTACCCGTGCCGCTAGATGTTGTTAAGGTAACGGAATAAGTTACTGATGTATTAGGTACTACCGTTGGATTAGCAGATAAAACCCATTGCTGATAATTGTTTGAATTGCTTCCATCTTGCAATACAACGGTATCGCCTGATTTTAAGAATCCCAAAAACAAATCAACATCAATGCCGTTGCTTGTTAAATGGCTAAAAACAAGGTTGGTTGCTGATGTTTGCGTTGCGTTATTCCAGTACACATGACCCGCCGTAGGTGTACCTGATGTTTGGTTTGTGTCGGCTTGATATTGGTAATAAGAAGATGATTGACCATCAGCACCTTGCGAACCCGTAGGGCCTGTTGGCCCTGCTACTGTAGATGCCGCACCCGTTGGGCCAGTAGCCCCGTTTGCGCCCGCGCTACCCGTTGGCCCTGTCAAACCTTGTGCGCCCGTTGGCCCAACATTACCCTGTGCGCCTTGCGAACCCGTTGGCCCTGCAATACCTTGTACGCCCTGAATACCTTGGTCGCCCTGAATACCCTGTGCGCCTGTAGGCCCTGCATTGCCTTGGATACCCTGCGCCCCTGTCGGGCCAGTTGGCCCTACAACCGTGCTTGCCGCACCCGTAGCACCCGTTGGGCCTTGTGCGCCCTGCAACCCCTGCGAGCCAGTTGGCCCTGCATTACCCTGAACACCCTGCGCCCCTGTAGGCCCAACCGCACCCGTAGGCCCTGTATTGCCATTAACGCCATTTGCACCAGTTGGCCCTGTCGCGCCCGTATTGCCATTAGCACCTTGCGCCCCTGTCGGGCCTTGTATGCCCTGTATGCCTTGAACGCCTTGGATACCCTGAATACCCTGCGGGCCTGTTGGCCCTACTACACCTTGTGAACCCTGTGCGCCTGTAGGCCCTGTAGCCCCCGTAGGGCCTTGCACGGTGCTTGGCGCACCCGTTGCACCCGTAGGGCCAGTTGCACCCGTTGGGCCTACGCCTGATGGCCCTGTAGGGCCTGTAGCCCCGCTAATCGCCCTATCAATTCGTAAATCAATGCGGGGTTGCGGCGTTACTTGTAGGTTTACATTGTTGCCATCTTGAACCGAAACTTTGATGTTGCTCATAGGACAATTACCCCATCGCTACGCACCAAGAACAACAAGAAAATAATTGAATCATCCGCGGGGGTTGTACCCGATACGGGAAAACTTACCTTAACGCGACCTGAGTAACCCACGGGGTCGGCGGCGTTAATTTCTAATTCGGGGTCGGTACTCATTAGCGACCATGCACTAGCATCAATTACCAATGTGCATGAACCCGCGGCGGCAACAATGTTAGTAATTGTTAACGGAATCGCGGCGGGCGCAGGGTTGTAATCGGCAATGTCAAAAGTTAATCCATTGCGCGTATCAATAATGTTGGATAGTTCACGGCGAACAATTTGGGCGTTAAGGGTTGCGCCTGTCAAATCAATGGGCAAACTAGTAGCGGAATTGGTAAATGTCAGATTCCAATAGGTTTTCTGATTCCATACCAATTCGCCCGCAAGAATGGGGTTGTCGAACCCGCTTACTTGTGCAAGGGTATTCTTATTGAAAATCGCCATAGCGTTCCCTAAACTTAGTTAGAACTTCCGCGAATCCCGCGGGCTAATGGTATCTTGTATTGTTTTTTATTCTATCAAGATTGGTTTAATAAATCAATAAAATGCCACAAATCATCATTGAAATAAGTTCCCGCGGGCTTGCTTGGATTCCAACTAGGATTTGCCAAATTTAATTCGGCGTACATATTGCCACTAATTTCGTAAGTTTTAAATTGTTGTGGCACAAGAAAAACACCATTGGCATCAGTTACGCCAACAACAACCCTAACAATTTCTTGTTCGGGAAATTCATTTAATGATTGTATTTCTTCGTAAATAGTTTCTGCGGGGATAGTTATTTGTCTTGGCATAATTTAAGTCCATGCGGGTATGTAAAGGGTTGTACCATCAATTGTTATTTCAATCCACACATTTGTAGAATTGCTTGCGGGTTTATTTGAAGCATTAAAGGTTGCGATTCCTGTTCCTGTAACCGTTCCTTGTACAAACCTTAAAACATTCGCACCCGCTGAACCATTTAAACGGTTTGCGGCATAAGCATCAGTTCCACTAGCAACAGTTGCAAATGCAGTTGCATGACTTCCATCTAACAAATCAGCATTAAGGTTTGTCACCAAAGTGTTATTTGCCGTTGTCATTGTTCCATTGGAAATATCAAAACCAACACCCGCTGAATTGTTTGTAGCCCTTACGCCATAACCGCCGACATTATTTGATAAGCCTCGAACACCACTTGCACTTGCGCCATCAGCAACGCCGTGAACACCAGAACCAACATTTGATGCCGCAGTTGAGTTATATCCATAGACACCATATCCAACAACTGTGGGTTGCGTAAATCCAGTTACGCCAATTGGTTGCGATAAAGTATTGTTGCCAAGAATTGCAGAATTACCTGCACTTGTTGAATTTGCACCATCAAATTGGGCAACACCTCTAGCATAAACGCTATTCAAATACATATTGCCGTTTGATTGCTTTATGTAGTAACCAACAGTTCCAGTAGGTGCGTTAGTTGTTGGAACGCCGCCATTCCAATTGTCAGAACGAATATCTTGAAAAATGCTTGCCGCTACTGGCCCTGTCCAAGCGGTTTGCCCCGCACCTACGCCATCTACAGTTACGGCATTAGCGTTGTATCTACCTTGGATGTACCAAAGAACTTGACCTACTGCTACCGCGGGCGTAGTTAATGACCAAACAACGGGCGTAGTTGGCGCATTAGGCCCTGTCGTAGGCGTAGTAAATGTTGGGGCAGAAAGGTTTTGCGCTTGAACATAGTATGCAGTTAAGGATGACAAGCCAACCAAGCCATTTGGCCCTGTTATTGATGCCCCTGTAGGGCCTGTTGTTCCTGTTGGGCCAGTTGCGCCATTTTGAAAACTTAGCGTTGGTGTAGTCCAAGTTAATGATGAATCTGTACCCGTTGTTCCTTGAATAGATGCAACGCTACGCGATGTATAAACGGGGTCAGTTCCACTAGGAACATACGAAAACCAACTTGTCGGCGCAGTTAATGTTTGCGTTGTAAAGTTATAACTACCGCCAGTTGGTGTAGATGGTGTAGATGTAGCCCTGATATAAATTAAAAGTTCGGCAACCGACAAACCATCAGTTCCATTTTGACCTTCAATTAGAAGCGGCGTTTGCCAAGTGTAATTTGTGCCAGTTCCCGTATTTGTTCCTACTGATGACCAAATTGGGTCAGTTCCCGCGGGTACGGAATTAACATCAGAATACCAAGTTGCGGGCGTTCCTACTGATGGTGATGGTGTTGCGGGTTGCGTTGCTGAACGCTTAAAAATTATATCAACCGAATCGCCGCTACCGCCTGTAGTGCCTGTTGGCCCTGTAGTACCCGTTGGGCCTGTAGGCCCTGCGCCCGCTACGGGATTCCAAACTAATGCCGCGCTAATAGGGCTTAATACTGAACTTGTTACATCATTGCCAACCATATAGGCAAAGTAATAAGTACCCGTGTTTAGTGTGATGTTGGCAAATGTGTAATAAGTACCATTGGTAACGGGTTGACCATCGGTTGTAGATGCGCTTGTTACCAACTTCCAATCAGCAGATGTTGGCGTTGCGCTTGTAGTCCAAAACAAATTACCAAAAGTTACGCGCCCCGTTGTTGGAATAAAAACCTGAACATTGATATACGGAATGGTTGCAGTTGCAAATCCTGTAACAGTAGGTGCGGCTAATGGTGAAAAATAACTAACCGATGGCAAACCCGAATTAGGCACGGGCGTAAATTGCTGAATGGTTGCATCATCATAAACTTGCGCGTTGTATTCTGACATCTCCAATTTTGCGCCTAATGAACCATCGGGTAATGATGCTTCGTTAACTTTCATCACGCGGAATAGTTTTGCGTTCCAACCGTAATCAGAATTGGTAACGCTAACTACATCGCCCGCATCAACTTGGATGCCGTAATATGTAGTGCTGAAACCTACAATTAAATCTTCGCGGGCTTGTTCTAATAAACGATTTGCAAGGTAACTTGCTTGCACCGAATCATTAACCAAGTCATAAGTAATTGAATACTTGTTAACGGGTTCATTGGGATACAGTAAACCGCTAGGTGTTTCAATGTTTACAAATGCGGCTTGGTCGCGGTTTTCTTTAAACGGGAATCGCGCTTCAACTTGATTTATTGAAGTTGTAATGTCGGTCGCACTAACGCGGATTTCGCCAATAATGTTGTTGTCAGTAAACGCATAAGCGGTAGATTCGGCTTTATTAACCACTACCGACCATTGACCCAATGCGGCGTTATAGGTCATCCATGAATCACACGCCGACATAATGCGGTCAACATTAGAAAGAACCGATTGCCCTGCATCTAATACGCCGTTAATTCGGTAACGCGCTTGTGTAGCGGGGTTGCCGCTTGAATTGGTAAATGTAATTGTTTGGTCGCCGTAAGTGTTTAAAGCGGTTGCGCTTGTGCTATTTACAAACGCGGCATCTACCGCACCGCCATAAACCGCGTTGGTCATGTAGTCATACCAAACATCACCCGCTTTGGCTACACCAGTTCCATTTAGTGTGTGACTAACTTTAAAAGTAATTGGGGAAAGTTGTGTAGTGTCAGCATCGCGGTTGTAAATTAGTTTAACAATAGCAAAACCCAAACCGTTCATCTGCCGCGTTCCTGTCCAACGCTGACCAACGGCAATATCAGAACCGCCCATAACCGTACTAGGTGCTGATGCACCATTGCTAGATGTAATTACGCCCGCATCGGTAGATGTATAAAGATTGATGTAAAGATTGCCGCTAATCTTTGTGTTTTCATTTCCCGCTTCATCAATTAACTTAATAACTTTTGTGCTATCTGCGCCTGTTCCAAAAACAATAGTTCGGTCGCCAAAATACATATCGGCGGTGTCAAATGTAAATTGACCATTTGGGCTAATGCTTGAGATAGCCAAAACGTAGTACATTGTTTTTTGGTCGGTAGTCAAAACCGCATCAACAAATGTGCCGCCCATGTAGGCATTGCCGTACACAATAGGAATTGCATTTACTGCGCTTGGCGGTACTTGTTGCCTAACGCCCATGTCTTGTTGTTGTTCGGGATTTTCCGCAAAGATACGGGTAACAACGTATGAAAGGGCAAAGTTAACGGCAAATGTTGCCGCCGCTATACTAATTCCTGTAGCGGTCGCTAGGGATGATGCCGCCGCCGCTAATAATGTCCAAACCATTTTTATTCCCTAACAAAAGTTGCGCCAAGGGCTTTGTATCCCCTGCGCGTGTAATCAATCAACGGCCCGTTAGCAGAAATTGAAGTGCAAACAAAATCTACATCGCCCGCTTTTAACATCGCTTGTGCGCGTTCATCAAACGCTTTCCAAAGCCGCCCGCCAACCGTACCATTGCGATATTCAGGTTCAACCCACCACAATAGTTCGTTTAATTCTTTTACTTTGGGTGACCAAATGTTAGAACTTTTATAAGCCACGATTGCACCTCTAAGATTCGAGTCCACAAAAATAAACCCACGCCCTTGAATGATGCTAAACAATAGTTCTTCAACATAGCGGGGAAAGTGGTTACACGATTCACCAAGTTTTTTAATAGGGTTTTCATAAGCGTATGCCTCCACAATTTCTAACAGTCTAGGTATATCGTATCTTGTCGCTTGTCTTATCATGGTGCGTCACCACCTCCACTATTGTTATCCATTGTTACTGTAGTTTCACTTGCTTGTGTTTGTGTCATTGGCGGCGAACCAAAATCAAAATAGGTGTTTGAAATTTGTGCTACACGGTTCATTGAAGTATCGCCCGTATAAATAAATTGCCAATTGTTCTGATTGGTTTTAACGCCCGACAATCTGTTTTCCAAAATGCGCCGCATTGATGAACAAGAAATAGAACAAGTTGCAATCCTAGTTCTTGCTTCGCTATTGAAATCTTCGGTAATTGAAACGCTATTGATGATGCCTTGGTAGCGTTTAAAGAATTGCGTTGTAGGCGTTGTAATGATTTGGTTATTACTGTCAAAGAACCCACGCCATACTTCTACCAACGAACCTTTAATATCATTGCCAAGAATAATGCCTACATTGGTTGGGTCAATGCCCGTCAATGCAATGGTCATGTCATCCGATGTTGCTTTAATGTCGCGTTGAACATCACCAACATTAAGCAACGCACCAAGGTTAGCAAAGGTAATGCCGCCAACCGTGATAGGTGCGGCGGCGTTGCAGAATGTGTAAACCGTAGCGGCATTGCCAACGGTAAGTTTTACAAATTCCGCATGGTTGATTTGTGAACCAGTTACGGCGTTAATTGTTGTCATGTTATGTACTCACGGAAAACAAACGGCGCATCCCATTGCACAAACGCGCCATCCGTCATTGGGTTAAGTGTATAGGTTGGGCAAGATTCTGCAACCACCGTAAATGTGCAAGCATTGCCAATGCTAACCGTTGTTCCTGATGCGGGCGTACCAATCAACGGGCGGTTAATGCCTACTGATGAACCCGCGCTATCGGCGGTTATCTTGTAGGTGTATCCGTTAATCATAATGAAATCGCCCGCTTTAAATGTTCCGTTAGAAGTTAAAGCAAGTGTTTGCGTATTAGCCGCGGGCGCACCGTTTAAAGTTGCCGCGGTAGCCGTGCCACGCATTTTATTAAACCAAGCAAGATTAGTAGTATTAAAAGTAATTGTTTCAGGCAATTGCCTATCTTTGTTATCAATGGCTTGAATAATATCCCGTACTTGTGGATAGTAAAGATAAGCATGGGGTTGGATAGTAAACACCCAAGGTACGGCGGTTAGGTATTGCGCTACGGTGATATAACCGCTACGCGCTACTTGTTGTCCAACCATACGGCGGTTGTTTACCGTCATTGATTGTTGTATTTCAAAGATGGTTTGGAAACTCATGCCCGACCCCTATTCACCGCCAACGATTTATTGGCATACTGATTTGCCGCCCAAATCGCGTTAGAACTACCGTATAGGCGTTCTTCAAACGATTTAGTATCAATGGCGTTAATGTAGTTGTTTGTAACCATCGTAGTACCGCCCGCGCCCGCTAAAGCATGGTTAGGAATTACTGTACCTGATGAACGGGGTACAAACAGTTCAGGGCCGCGTTCACCGACAACATAAGGCGTATTGGCATTAGCAGAACCGCCTTCTGCCAAATACCCGCCAAGGTCTTGATTGCCAAAGGCGTTGCCAGTACCAAAGCCGCCGCCCGCGTACATCCCAAACAATTGTTTAAATATTCCTGTAGCCGATGCGCGTAATTGAATAGCAATCAAATCTTGAATAATGCTACGCGCCAAACTCTTAAACGATAACTTGCCCGTGCGAACAAAATTATCTAACGCGCTTTCCATGTTGCCCATTACTGATTGAAACGCTTTTGCGCCGTTTTCTAAATCGGTAGGCAAATCGCGGAAAAACTTTGCGCCTTCTTTTAAGAAACCTTGTTCGCCAGTTCCTTCGCGTTGCGCTTTAACCGCTTGATTTTGTGCGCGTAGATAGCGTTCTGTCGCATCGGCTAATGCATTTTCCCTTGCTACTAATTGTTCTTTTCCATCAGCATCTAAAAGATTATTTCGGTTAATTTCTTGAATAGCATCTAAACGCTTTTGTTCTGATAAATATAAATCGCGTGTTAAATTTGCATCTTCTGACCTCATATCAATTGTTTTTTGGTCAATAAATAACAACTGATTTTTAATTTCTAAGCCGCGTTGTTCTTTTTCAATACGTTTGGCTTCGTTTGTGTATGCCGCTACTTGTTGCCCTTCAATATCCAAAAGAAGTTTTGCGTACCTTTGTGCTTCGCGGTTTAAATCCGCAATCATTTTTAATCTGCGGCGTTCGGCTTCTTCAGCATCTTTATCGCGGGCTTTAGTAACAGTTCTACCCACACTAGCGGCGGGCGATTTGTTATCGGTACGGTCAGGATGTACGCCACTACGCCCGTAACTTGTACCCATAATTTGGGATTCAAAGAAATCTAAATTTTGGCGTTGTGATGCGCGGTAGGCATCGTATTTTTTATTGGCGGCAATAGCGGCATCAACGCCTTCTGTAACAAGAATCTTTGCGTTTTGATAGGTATGCACCAGTTCATCGGCAATACCTTTAAACACAAACGCAACATTAGCCCCAAGAACCGCAACGGTTTGAAATACAGTTTTAAAGATTTCACCTAAAAGGCTAGTTTCGCCTTTCATGTCTTTTATGTAATCTAGCGTTGTTTTAAGAACTGGCCCAAGTGCCGCGCTAAGAATTACCATCGTGTCACGCGCATTTTGTGCCAACATATCGTAGGCATCAGCGGCTTTTTGAATTCCAATTGCTTGGTCATCAGTTAGTTTATTAGCCTTGCCCATATCTTCGGCAAGTCCAACAAAATCTACACCTTTAGCGGCTTTGCCAAAAACTTCCATTGCTTTGGCATTGCGGGTAACGGAATCATCCATTGACCCAAGATTTTTAACAACTTTATTTAATAATTCTTCTTCTGAAAGTTTACCTAAATCTTTAAGGCTTAAACCTAACATAATTGCGGTTTTTTGTGCTTGCAAAGAACCGCCCGCGGCTTCATCAATAAACTTTGTAAACGATGCTAAAAGTTTTCCTGTATCGTTTGCTTTGCCGCCCGCATTGCCCAAAGCGTTAGAAAGTTTAAGAACCGTTGCAATAGCCACATCATTGGCTTTGGCTACATCGGCTAATTCATCGGCGTATTGAAGTGCGGCGGCACTAGCGGCAACCAAGGCGGTTGCGCCAATCTTTCCAAACTTTTCCGCGGTTTGGCTAAATTGTTCAAGTTTCTTTCCCGCTTCAGCAAGTCCTTTGTTGAACTCCGCGGTATTTAAACCAAGGTTTACGCCAAGGCGGGCAATCATATTAGCCATCTTTTACCCCAAACAATGTTTTATCAAATCCTTGTGCCTGTTGCATAAATGCTAAAAGGCTATCGTTTACCGCCGCTTTTTTCTTATCATCAGATAAAGGCGGGTAGATGTAATCATACGCACTACCCAAAATGTTGGCTAGTTTATATGGGGGCGAATTTGCCGTTCTCATGTAATTAAACACCCCGTTAGTTAGGGTTGCCAATTGCGTAAGAACGCCGTAATTTCCAACCATTCCATCGGCATACATTGTTTGAATGTTTACCAAGGTTACATCGTCTAATTCGGCTATTGTTTCTAGGGTATGCCCGTTGAAAATCATTGCGGCTAGGCATTGGCTTTTCAACGAGCCTATTAGTTTCCCCGCGCTTCCCTATAGGTCGGGCTAATAACTTCGCCAATCTTTTCCACAATCTGCATCTGCACGGAAATAGGGAATTCTTCTTCAATATCCGCGTAGGTCAAATCTTCAAGGGTTACGCCTTCCATTTCAGGAACTAGTAACTTAAAAAATTCAGTAATGCGGGCTTCGGTAATGGCTTTGTTTTTAGCGGCTTCGCGCATAGAACGCCCGTCAACCAAAATATCATCATCCGTAAATTTAAATTCTTCGGTTTGGTTGTTTTCAAATTGGCGCAAAGGTTTGGTAATTTCTTGATAAACCTTTTCTATTGTTTCTTCATCGGGTTCAGAAACCTTTTTGTAGATGGCATCCGATTCAGCAACCAAAGGTATGCGTACTTTAAAAGTATGCCCGCCCAATTCAAATGAACGAATTAAAAGGTTCTTTCTATTTGTTTGGTATTTATCCCCAAACGCTGAACTAAATTTTGTCATTTTTGTTTTGCCTTGTATTGATTCATTCGCCTTGCCAAAATTTCCCCAATCTTTTTAGCGACACTTTGAGATTGGGATTCTAAAGCAGGGCGTAAAAATGGTTTTGCGCCATTTCTAGCCGTGCCAAATTCTTGCGCTATTGCCCTTGCATCCGATAAAAAACCTAAATTCTTTTTGGTTTCTTTAAGTTTCTTTTTATATGCTTCTTTATTAGTTTCATAAAGCGAAGCATTGGCTTCGTAAAACTGTTTTTTTAATTTTTTTGGAAATGCTTTTGTTGTTATAAGTGCAATAACGCTATCAGTTTCGTTAATATACTTAGAACGCATATCCCGCTTGGTTGGGCGGCGGGCTTCAATTTGTAATGTGCGTGATAAATCGCCTGTATCTTTGGGCGCATTTATTTTAGCCATCGTTAAAACGGGTCGCATTGCTTCCCGTGCCGCGGGAACTAAAATTTTGCTTTTGGCATCCTTATCGCCAATTTCTTGGGCTAGTTCATCAAAAGCCAAAAGAACATCTTTTAAGCCTTCAACGGTATAAGTAACGCCCGACATGATTAGCCCATCGGTTTAATAATCTTTTGATACAACGCGTTATTTAGCGTATGAACATAATCAACGATTTCATCAGGCGTAAACTTATCCGCATGGTTTGCGGCAATGTCATGCGCTAAAGAAATAGCAGTTAATTTTTGTGCGGTAAACCCAAACCAATCCTTACGCGAATCGGATTGGGCTACCAAGAAGTTCAATAAATCGTTACTGTCTTTTATTGTCGTTTGCATATTATGTATTGTATTTACTTAGAACTTTTAAACATACCGCTTCTACTGAATCTGCTTCGGCGGCGGCAATGGCATCTTCTAGTTCTTCAACATCTACTACCATTCCCTGTGCAACGGCATCTAGGGATTGGTAGGTAGTGCTAAGAACTTCTACGGCTTGTTCTACGGTCATCATGTGTTATTAGACCAACCGTATTGGTTGCCCCTCGGATGAATTGTAAAGTTACATTTTGCTTCTGCGCTTGGGCTTGCATCAATTGTGAATTGAGAAACGCGACCATTGAACGCATACGCAACCGTATTAGCACCATCAACCGCGGCAACAACAAAAGTGCGGTCAACCGTACCGTTGTAGGCATCAGAACGGATTTGCAATAAGGCGGTGTCGCTTGGATTCCAAGCCGCGGTAATGCTTAACGATGTAGGCGCAGATTGCGTAGGAATCTTATCGCTTTGGCGTGAACCCGCTACGCCAAAAGATGCAACCGCATCATCTTGACCAAAGGCGGGTACGGCTTCCACGGGCAACAATACACCCGCGCCACCAGTACCATTAGCCGCCGTGCCTACGATGGTTGTAACTTGCCCTGTCCATACGGAAAGGTTTGCCGTTGTAAGGGGTGTAGGCGTTGCCGCGCTTTGCATATACAACGATGCGCTAAAACCCGCTAAAACTTTATTTGGTAAAGCCATGATATTCCTTTAGGCGTTGTTAGACCAACCGTAGAGATTTCCACGGGGGTGAATGGTGAAATTGCATTTGGCTTCAGCACTAGGGCTTGAATCAATCGTAAACTGGCTTACGCGGGCGTTAAAGGCGTAATAAACGATGTTTGACCCTTCGGTAGCACTAACTACAAAAGTACGGTCAATCAAGCCGCTATAGGCATCGCCGCGCATCAGCAAAAGCATTGTGTCGCTAGGATTCCATGCGGCAGTAACGCTAAGTGATGTTGGTGCGGATTGCGTTGGGATTTTGTCAGATTGACGCGAACCCGCTACACCGAAACTAGCAACGGCATCATCTTGCCCAAATGCGGGTACTGCTTCTACTGGAATCAGATTACCCGAAATTGCAATGCCCGAAACATTGCCAAGGGTTGAAAGTTGGGCAAGTGTTAACGCGGTAGGGGTTGCGCCTGATTGGGCATACAACGCCGCGCTAAAACCCGCCATTATTTTGTTTGGTAGTGCCATTTTAAAAGTTCCTTCAAAAGTTGTTGGGTTGTCTTATGTTGGAATATCTAGGGTGCAATCAAGAAAAATTTGGGCTAACTTTTCATCATTGTCATAGGTGTTGTAAAGCCAAAAAACATCTGCTTTAGCAATCTGAAAACCATTTGTTGCACCACCAAACAAACCACTATATCCGTGTAGCGATTGTAGTATCTGATTGGAAATAGTGAAACCATCTTCTATTACTTGCGTAAAAATACTTATCTGAAATGTTGGGCGGTCGATACCCTTCACGGATTGAACTGGCCCTGTGTACACATCTTGATGAACATTTCTTAGCATCCAAACCAAGAACTTGGGTTCGGTAGCAAAGTTACGGTTAAACGCCGCATAAACGGGTACGGGCGTAACAATGCTTTGCAGTTGAAACTGAATCGCTTTGCCGTATTGAACTGGATTTTGTTGCGTTGCCATTTACACCGCCGTAACTGGGTCAGTTCTGTAAGCCAAGATAACCACGGTCATCCTATCGTCAGATTCACGGATGTTATCAATACGCCAATCGTAACCGTTGTAATTGATTGAATAAAGGTTTTGATTGCGAACCATTGTTCTTGTGTTTGGGGTGTAGTTCAAAATAAAATTAACTACATCTTGATAAAGGCGGTACTTTTCGGAAATCTTTAAACTATTGGCAACGGATTGAACACGCGCACGGGTACGAAACCAAGTAGTTTGCGCGGTTGTTTGTTCGCCAAAACTACTTTTAGCAAATGCCAAATTATTGACTGTAATTTGTTCAAACCGTGCAATTGCCATTTACATCACCAATGGTTTGTAT